CAGGAACAACCGGAACATTTACAGGCGCTGTTGCAGGAACAACCGGAACATTTACAGGCGCTGTTGCAGGAACAACCGGAACATTTACAGGCGCTGTATCTGCTAATGGTGCCATGACTTCAGCCGCTTTCTCTGGTGTTGTTGAAACTGATGGTACATACGTTGACGCTGTTATTTTTGGTCCTGCGAGGGATGGTGTTCAATGGGATGAAAAACTCAATCTGTCTACTGTGAAGAAAATCATGGTAGCGACCATCAAGGACGCAGGCGCAGATACGACCGTTGAGATCTGGGATTACACAGATAGCACGATTGTCGGTGGTACTGCTATGGCGGCAATAACCATTACTGGTGCTGCAACACCGACTTCCATTGCAGCCAGCATGGGCTATATCATTGTGGGTTCCGAGGATGGCATTCATATCATCCACCCACATTTTGGTTCTTGGGCCGAAGCCACAACAGGTTGGCCCCGATCATTAAACTCAACTGACACCCCTAATTTGAACAACAACGATGTGATTGGAGTTGCAGCAAATACGCTTTCCAGTGGTCCAACTGATAGTAATACAGGAGGGCAAATCCCAACCTTTGGTGTCAAGTATGGGACAGGGACATTCCAAGCCTCTGTTATTAAGAACGATGGAACAGTTAAAGATGTAATCCAGATAACAGCAACATCTTCTCCTGCTATCGCCATCGGCCAAGATATGCTGTTCGCTGCATATTCTACATCACAGTTCAGAGCAGCGGGACCGATTGATACAATTACTGCGGACCAAAGTGTCAACCCACCATATAGTTATCTGTCATCTAACGGTGGGCTTGATAGTGTAGGTATCTCTGCTGATGCTTTTTCCATCGGAGAGAAGATTGGTGCGCTAGGCGGTACTGGTGGCCTTGATTTTACTATTGGTCGCATGGGTCAAGGCTCATTGCAGAACCAGCTATTAGCCTCTGCGTCAATCACTAGGGCAACCAATTCTGGCTACATGCTTCACACAACCAGAGGAGTTTGGCTTTGCAATTCAGCAACGGCTGATCTTAGTCCCTACGCGAATACGCTGACTAATAACGGTGCAGGTGTTACTGAGGTATCCGCTGACGGAGCTACTGGAGAACTTAAAGCCTATAATGGTTATAGCTCAACAATTAACCATACTCGCGCAAGTGATGAAGATTGGGATGTTTGTGGCACTGGCCCGTTTCATATGGCTATCTGGTTCAAGTCTTCCGGCAACTCTACTGGCGAAGTATTCTGCGGCTTTGGTAATGCTGCTCGGTCTGTGGAGAGTTATATCAGTTTCTTGACCAGTGGTGTTATTGATTGTCAAGTCAACGGCGCATCAGCGTCTGCAAGTGGACTTGCCACAACAGAGACATTTGATGATGGTGCTTGGCACAAAGCTGACCTTGTAAACGTGTCATCCACAGAACGCTATTTGTACGTTGACGGCGTTTTAGAAGCCTCTGACACTACTAATACAGGCTCTATGTCTGACAGCGGTAATATGCCTTTTGCTATCGGATCACTGGCTAACGGGTCAACAAACCCCGCCACTTCTACCACATTAACAATGTGCCGCTTTGCCGGGGTTTCAAGCGTATCGCCATCTGCCGCCTTGATACGCAATATGTATTTGGCAGAGAAACCCATGTTTGATACAGCGGCCTTGGTTTTATTACAGTCCGGTACTACCGATGCGGTCCTTGACGTTGATGTTGATCCGGTTTCCGGTAAGGTCGCAGTAGTTCAGGCTGACGACAAAGGCATTTGGGACGGGCTTGTCTATACAAATTCAGTAGAAGATGGCGCTTCAACCGCATTCGAACACCTAAAACTTTGGGGTGAGGGTCATTACGCAATTGGTGCTACCGATGCTTCAATCAATATGCCAGCCGAGGATTTTAGAGAACTGGCTGAAACTGTCAGGGGTCTTGGTATTCAACATGAAGGTATTGATTTAAGTAAGGCGAAGGCTTGGCTTATTGGTGGACCAATTTCAACTAGCACAATCAACGGTTCATATGGGATAGAGAGTGTAACATGGGTATCTACTGGGCACATTGATGTAGTATTTGCCACACCTTTTAAGGAATCGGTTTCTGGTGCGGATAAAATCCCTTATGTGTGTCAGGTTACTATGCAACCAGATGCCGGGACGACAGATACTTGTTATTACTATGACGGCAGTGATGAAAGCACAAATACCTCATGTAGATTAGCCTTCTATAACGGCGCCGGTGCTGCCAGGAATGTTCAATCATATTCAGCCGTATGGTTTGGCGAACTTGAAGGCGAGTAAATGAATAAATACACTAAAGAGGAAACAAAGTAATGAACGAGAAAATTGTAAACGCAGACGGCTCAGTAACCGTAGTTGGTGACGCTGGCTCTGTCTCTGGTATCCTGGCTAAGAAAGTCAAGGCTGCAACAATTCCTGCCACTTACGACCAAGAAGGCAACGAAACAGCCGCGGCTATCGTACCCGATGCTTCTACATTGGCTGTTGAGGTCACTGAAGAAGAATTGAAGACCCATGCTTGGCGTCTACCTAAGGTTCGTGAAGAAAAAATGGTACAATTGCGCCGGGTCCGTAACGCGAAACTGGAACAAATCGACAAAGAAATTATGGAAAAGGTTGTTGGTAAGCCTGGTGCTACCAGAACCAAAGCCAACTCCGCAGCGGAAAAGGTAGTCCTACGGGATATGCCTATCGCTGCGGAAGTAGCCCTTGACGCTATGGATAACACCGACGATATGGATGCCTTTACGCCTGCCGAACTGGCAGACTGAAGAAAGCAACAACTATGGCTAACGATTACCTCGGCGAACGAATCGGTCACCTAGAAACCGAGCAAGCCAGATACGACGAAAGAATCAAGACGGCTTTTAACCGTATTGATGATATAAAAGAAGGTCAAGAAAAACATGAGGAGCGCGAACTTGCTTATCATCAAAAGACCGAAGACCATATTGATGCATTATCTGACAAGATGGACAAGCTAATTGATAACCAAAACTCGTTGATCGCTATGAAAAACAAATGGGCGGGTATCATCCTGGCTATTACTTTCATAGGTTCTGTCGGTTTCACCTTTTTTGATGCCATAAGCAATTTATTCAAGGGTGGCAGCTAAATAGTAATATGAACATAATAGACGCATTAAAACATATCACAATTTCTCTCGGCGTAGTCTCTGCTATCGGTGGTGCTTATGCTGGTGCAGACGCAATGGGGCTTGATATTCCTAGGGTCGCATGGAATACCGAAGTTGAGGAAGTAAAATTCCAACTGGTAGGTCTTGATGTTCGTACCCAAACACTTATTGTTGAACAGATTCAACGCCAAGTGTGGGCTATTGAAGACCGCATTGAAAAGCGTGGTAGCAACCAGTCGTCAAGAGACAGGTTGAGAAATTTAAAAGCGCAATTAGAAGAAGCCAATTCGCGCTTAAAGAAAATTAGAGGTTACTAATGGGATTAGGCATTCAATCAATACCTAGCGCAATGTGGGAAAACTATCAGGGTGCTGTTCTCTATGAATTCACCGCGGCAGCGGCTCAAACTTCAGTATCTGGCGCAGACGACAACGGCAATACTCTTGCATATACCGTGGGCGAAGGCAATTATCTTGTCTTACTCAACGGTGTTAAACTAAACGACGAAGATTATACAGCAACAACTGGTACAAGTTTCACTGGTCTTGCGGCTATGACCGCCGGTTGGAAATTGGAAGTTCTTTCCTTTGGTGAAGTCACAAACCCTAATTCATATGCGAAAGCAGATACCTATACCAAGACCGAAGTTGATGCAAAATATGCTCTTAATGGAGCCAATGCAGATATAACAAGTCTAACTGGTTTGACTACGCCATTGTCAGAGGCACAGGGCGGTACAGGTGCAACGAGTGCGCCAACGGGTAACAACCCTAACCTGATCATCAACGGCGGCATGACTGTCAGCCAGCGTGGGACTGTTACAGGTATAACCTCTACAGAGTACACCGCAGCAGATCGTTGGCAGATATTTGTCGAAACTACAAACGCAATCGCTACTACAACTGTCGAGGCATCACCCGCTTTAATGGCCGCAGCGGGTTTTCCATCTGCATTAAAAGTGGACTGCACCACAGTCGAAAGTTCGTTGGCTGGTAGTGATTTCATGGGCATCCAATATAAGTTTGAAGGGCAGGATGTTCAGCATCTATTGCATGGCACATCTGGCTCTTTAGAAACTACGATCTCGTTTTGGTGGCAGTCGCCAAAGGCTGGTACACAGGTCGTTTTCATGGTGGACAACGACAACAACTATGGCTGCCCTATGGAGTTCACAGTCACGGCGGCGAATACTGCCGAGTACTTCACTGTGACATTCCCCGCACAAACCTCTGGTAGCGCACTGCCTGATGATAATACCTATGCACTGAGCATCGGCTTCCCCCTGTTATCTAACGGTTATGAAAACACTGCCGATACTTGGACTTCTGGCGGTGGCTGGAGGTCAACGACAAACCAGCAGAACCTGATGGATAACACGGCGAACAACGTATACCTGACAGGCGTCAAACTGGAAGTTGCCAGCGCAGCCACCAGCTTTGAGCATGAGAGTTATGGGGATACGCTGGCTAAGTGTCAGCGGTATTACGAACGGTTTGACAGTGAGGGTCTTTATAGGCTTTGGATAGATGGGTCTGCTCAACACAGTACATACCTAGAGGGGCAGTTAAACTTTGCTTGGAAACGTACCAATCCAACCGTTACATGTTCAGCTATAACAAACATGCGTGTTCTGCAACAAGGTGGTGGATATAATTGTACGTCCTTCAACTGTTGGTACATAACCCATGATAACTGTAATCCCCGATTTACAACATCAGGGTTAACGATAGGGAACGGGGCATTGGTGCAGACATTCCGGAACGCTGGTGCTGGTATCACTTATATTGAAATAGACGCGGAGCTATAGGATGTACATAGAACACAAGATAAATGGCATCACAGTTCAATTCAGCAGGGGGAAAATGCAGTGGGCAGTAGCCCCCGGTAATCGCCACTATGACCAGATGCTATTGGATATTGAGGCTGACCCGACTTGCTCAAAGGTGCAAGACGACACGCCGGCACCAACAGTCGATGAAACACGCATCGCCGCCTACGGATTAGTCGGCGATCAACTAGATGAAATTTACCATGATGTTGATGCATGGCGCACCCGTATTGCACAAGTAAAGGCGGATAATCCAAAATGAGTAAAGCATTAGACATTGCCCAGGGTGGTGGTACAGGTACTTTCAGTGGCGCGGTTGATACCGATGCCACATATGTTGATGCTGTTATCTTTGGTCCAGCCCGCGATGGCGTACAATGGGACGAAAAACAAAATCTTTCTGTCGTCAAAAAACTTATGGTCGCCACAGTGAAAGACGCTGGGGCTGACAGTACGGTTGAAATTTGGGATGCGACGGATTCAAATGTTGTTGGTGGTACAGCCCTTGCATCGGTTACGATCACTGGCGCAGCGACGCCAACAGGAATTGCGGCCTCTATGGGCTACATCATTGTCGGTTCAGAAGACGGGGTAACGATTATAGACCCACATGACGGCAGCTGGGCTGAACGCACAGTAGGCTGGCCCCGGTCACTGTCTACCAGTACAACTCCGGCTTTAGGAAGCAATGCAGTTACAGATGTAAGTGCGGGTACTTGGGACACTTGGCCCTCTGATCCGCGCACTGGCGGCAACATGCCTTGTTTCGGGTATAATATGAGTAGCGGTGCAGCTTTCGGTGTTATCAAATATGACGGTAATGTTTGGGATCGCGTGACAGCCGCTGCGGCAAACTACGGATCAGCTATAGTTAACGGCTACGTTGTTTACTCAGACGGAACATCTGGTGACAGAGCCTTCCAAAGTCAGCTTATCGAAACTATGACTGCTGATAACTGGTCAGGAACTGCTGCAAACTCCACTACTGGCGGCGTTTATGGTTTAGGTGTAGACAACGGAATATCTGCCCGTAGCCAAGGTGAAATTGCGTATGCAGCCGCTGCGGGTTTGACTATTGGCAAACTGAATGGCCCAAGGGACGCCGCAGCATCATTCCAAACACATATGAACGCAGCTATAAACCGCACATACAACACTGGTTACATGATCGGGGATGTGCGTGGCGCATGGCTTGCAAACTCTGCAACGGCTGATCGTAGCTACAAGGCCAACACGCTTACTGAGAACGGCACTGTAACATCGGCCTCCGCAGACGGTGCGAGTGGTGAGTTGCTGGCTTATAGCGGGTTTAGTGCAAGTAACTATCTGACCAGAGCAACAGACACTGACTTTGATTGGGGCTCTGGAAACTTCTGTATTGTGGCTTGGTTCAAGCTAACAGCGTCAGGTGGCTATGAGACTATCATAACACGAGGAGCCACAACTCCACTCTGGGGTTTGCGGACAGAAACCTCTGGTGCCATGAATTTCATCATTAATGATGGGTCAGGGTTTGATCAGAACATTACAACAGCCACTTTTGCTGACAGTGAATGGCACATGATTGTTGCAGTTAAGCGTGGAACAACCAACACTGAAATATGGGTCGATGGCAAGCTAGAACGTGACTTCACTATCGTTAACGCTACAGCGACACTGACTGTGAATGAGAGTATTGGCATTGGTGCAACGGCGGCGGCTGGTAATCCGTGGGCCAACGGTGCTATTTCTATGATTAGGGTAGCAGCAACAGCCCCATCAGCCGCACAAATTCGTGCCATGTACGACGCTGAAAAGGGTATGTTTGAAACAGCCGCCAAGGTCTTGCTGCAATCGGGAACAACCGACGCAGTGTTGGACGTTGATGTTGATCCGGTTTCCGGTAAGGTCGCTGTAACCCAAACCGACGACAAAGGCATTTGGGATGGACTCGTATATACCAACGTAGCCGACGATGGCGCTTCCTCGGCCTTCGAACATATGAAACTATGGGGTAACGGGCGTTTCTCAATTGGTGCTACCGATTCCTCTATCAGTATGCCGACAGAAAGCCTCCGTGAATTGACCGAGACCGTCAAAGGGCTTGGTATTCAACATGAAGGTATTGATCTTGGTAAAGCGAAGGCTTGGATTTACGGGACTCAGGCTGAAATCAGAGCCTCACACAACATAGAAAGTATTTCTGTAGCTAGTGCCACAGTCACGGCTGTTTTTGGAACGCCTTTCAAAGGCTATTATGTGGCATCCGGTTCGTCAGAAGATAATGATGCTAATATCATTGGCGTAGCCGTTACTAACCCGAGCCAGGCGTCGATATATAACTACACTCACGCTGGAGCAGCAGATTCTGTTTACCGATATTTAGTGGTATTCTTTGGCGAACTAGAAGGAGAGTAAGAAATGGAAACTATTGAAATTCTTATCGCAGCATTTATGGTGCTACAAGTTCTCGACGTTTACACCACGAACAAAGTTATCAACCAAGGCGGCGTAGAATCTAATCCTGTAATGGCATGGATTATGAGCAAGCTAGGTAAATCATGGCTAGTCGCAAAGTTCGGGCTATCGGCCGCCGTGGCTTATTTCATGTATTATTACGCATATCCAGATTATCCTACTATGGTCACCGTTGCTATGACTGGTTTAGTCGCTTTTTATATGTGGGTAGTCAACCACAACTGGAAAATAATGAAAAAGTAATAGTCTCCCTGGTTCTTATAAATACAGTAAAGAACTAGGAGTATTTCTATTATGGCAGTACCTACAAGCCGTGAACAACACAGAGAGTATTGCCTTCGCAACTTAGGCAAGCCCGTTATTGACATAAATGTTGATAATGACCAACTTGACGACCGCATTGATGAATCCCTTCAGTATTACAGGGATTACCACTTTGATGGTACACAACAAGTTTATGTCGCTCACCAAGTCACAGCCACAGACGTAACCAACAAATATATTTCACTTAATGAAGATATCGTTGGTGTTACACGCATTTTCCCTATCGGTAGCGCAATTTCTTCATCAAGCAATATGTTCAACCTGAACTATCAGTTTTCCTTGAATGATGTTTTTGACGCCGCTAATGTTCAAATGACGCATTACGTGATCGCTCAACAGCATATCGCAATGATACAGGAAATTCTTACAGGTCAACAACCCATTCGTTTCAATCGTCATACCGACCGAGTGAATCTTGATATGGATTGGAACAAGGTAACTGTAGGCAATTATGTTATCATCGACGGTTACCAGTTGATTGACCCAGACACCTACACAGACGTATGGAACGACCGTTGGTTGCTTGAATATACCACACAACTTTTCAAACGTCAATGGGGTGCTAACCTGAAGAAATTCACGGGCGTACAACTACCCGGTGGCGTGACCTTTAACGGTCAGGAATTGTGGGATGAAGCCAACACACGGCTCAAGGAACTAGAAGAAGAAATGATTACCTCTTACAGCCTTCCAGTGTTTGATATGTCTGGGTGAAATATATAATGATTATTTACGCAATAAAATTATTTGATGAAATCAAATACGTTGGTCAAACATCAAAAAGTCTTGATGAAAGATGGTCTGGTCATGTGTCACGTTCAAAGACCTCTTGTAATTACAAATTATACAATGCTATTCGTAAGCATGGTGTAAATAATTTTACATGCGAAATGATTGAAAGATGTGATGAAACTACTATTGATGATAGAGAACAATATTGGATAGGAAAATATGATTTACAGACCCTTGGCTATAATCATGCCTCTGGTGGTCGTGTAAATCGTGGTATGAAAAGAAGTGATGATTTCAAAAAGAAATTATCAGTTTCAGGTAAGAACCTTTACTACGACAACAGCCCGCTGTGTAAATACAACGGCTCCCAAGAACAAAAAAATCAGTTATCGAAAAGACTCAAAGATGTGCCGAAAAGTATTGAACATGCTACGAAAGCCGCACAAGCAAGAGCCAAGTATTGGTATAAGATAACAACCCAAGATACAGAATTTCATTCATGGTCCTTAGAATGGGTATCAAAACTTTTGGATATACCCAAAACTACATTGAAATATCTGTCCAAGAGCGGCAAAATTTCTCGTAAAGGCACCAGTGTAGAAAGGGTTTGTGATTATGGCGGTAAATAGTTATTTCAACAACTATGCCTTCGCCTCAGAACAGGGGTTGGCAGAGGACTTGATAATCGAGTCCATAAAAATGTATGGGCATGATGTTCAATACTTGCCGCGTACCCTTGTCAAAGAAGATTTGTTGTTTGGTGAAGATACGCTTTCGGCTTTCAATGTAGCCGCGACTATCGAAGTCTATATCAAAAATGTTGAGGGCTTTGAAGGTGAGGGTGACCTACTATCAAAGTTTGGTCTTGAGATACGCGACGAGATAACCTTCACAGTAGCCGTCAAAAGGTTCGAACAATTTCAATCAGAGAAATTGCTTACAGAAGGCCAAGGCTATAATGTTCTCTTAGAGACAGGCGACGAGTTTTTACTTGAGGATGCCAACGGCGACAACTTTGCTTTGTCTCTCGGCAGACCCTTTGAAGGAGATCTAATCTACTTCCCATTGAACGGCAAGATTTTCCAGATCGACCATGTTGAACATGAAGAAGTTTTCTATTCGTTTGGTCGTCTATACACCTATGATCTGAGGTGTACCCTATTTGAGTATAGCCACGAAACTATTAGTACTGGTAATGCGACCATTGATCAAATAGAAACCGATTATTCTGGAAACGCCCTTGCTTATGAAATGTTGCTTGAAACAGGTGACAAGATATTGCTAGAAGATGGTGGTTCATTTATCAAGGAAGATTATCTACCTGTGAACACCGATGCTCAGGCTAATAACACCTATTTCACAACAACCAATTATGACGACAACATTATTGACTTTAGCGAAATTAACCCGTTTGGCGAAGCTGAATAGATTTACATCTATCACCATGATGGCGAGATAAGGTTAACTGATTAGAAACGGTCTTCTGACAATGAACACACGAAACTGGATACTGTCTGTCTTTGGATTTTTGCCCTATCTTTCTCTTTCTCTCCTCGGAGTGTTTTTTACCATAGTTGCCATTGCCAGCACCAGTTCGTTGTTTACTCCATAATTCTCTCAATTCTTTTGATGGTACTTTGCCGCGATGGGCGTCACCTATCTTCTTTTTTGTTTCATCGGAAAGAACAGCACCCAATCTCGGCTGTCTGCCTTTATTCGATTCACTAATAACCTTAGCCACTTTTACCCTGTTGTATTCATGTAGTCTGGAAACATACCGTTTGCCATGGGCGTCCACACCCATCATGTTGAACGCAAACACCATTTTATGATGGTCAGAACCTTTGGTCATTCTAACCAATAGAGCGTGACAAATGAAATGCTCTTTTGCGGTAAGAGAAACCGTTTCTTCACCACCCATAGATTCAGGCACGATATGATGCTTTTCAACATATCCTTCGGGAATAGGTCGTGATTGTGCGTTACGGATGATATTGAAATACCATCTTGTGTATTTGTTCTGTATAAATAGATGTGACATTGCTGTTGCCTTCCGGGGCTATAGAGTTAGTGGGTATTGGTAGTACCGCGACTTACAACTATTTATAAGATGGAGATATTTGATGAAAGAAATATGGTGCCATTATTGCGCCGAATGGGTTGAAGAACCTGATTTTGAAGCGCATATGAATAAAGACCTCAAGACTGAAAGCAAACTGGAAGACATTGTGAACGCTATGAAAACAACATGCTCGTATAGAGAACGGTTCATAAAGGAGGGCTCTGACAATCGGATTCGGAGGTAACAAATATTTCGACCATGAGTCGATACGCAAATATATCATTATCTTTGGGCGGCTTTTCAACGATCTCACAATCGAACGAGTAGACAATCAAGGTGTTCGTCAACAGACGATACAGGTTCCTATTGCGTATGGACCACGCGAGAAATTTTTAGTCAGGTTGAACACCGACCCAGACCTTAATCGTGATGTGGCTATTCAGCTACCACGAATGGGTTTTGAGATCACAGGCATGACCTATTCACCAGAACGGGCTAAACAGTCAAGTCAACGAAACGTGACTAACTCGACAACAGACCCACAAAAACTATTGTCTCAGTATGTCGGTGTGCCGTATGATATCGAAATGTCCTTGTCTATCATGGTCAAAAACGCCAACGACGGTGCACAAATCGTTCAACAGATTCTACCGTACTTTACCCCAGATTGGACTGTCTCCGCTAACATGATACCAGAAATGGGATTCAAGACGGATATTCCTATCGTGCTGGTATCAACGGCTGTAGAAGATGCCTATGAGGGTGACTTTCAAACACGACGGGCTTTGATATGGACCCTTGATTTTCAGATCAAAGCATATCTATATGGACCAGTGAAGTCAGCCGAAGTTATCAAGCGAGTGATTACAGACACATTCATTCCCGCTTCCGATGGTACTGAAACGATTCCAGACACAGCCATTGGTTCGACAGCGACAGCCTCACGAATTGTCACAACACCAGGTCTATTAGCAGACGGAACACCAACAACCAACTCCGCTGCTTCGGTTGCAACTTCTACCATTGATGCCTCGGATGATTTCGGTTTTGCCCAAGACTTTACATTTTTTGATGATGGCACTAAACATGATACGGAATAATTATGACAAAATTTAATGACTCGTTTGAGGATACCCTGGGGCTGCCCCCTATTGTTATTGATGCAGAAGAAAAAGCCATTGTGGTAATAGAAGAACCAACTGTGGCTGATGAACAAATTGATGCGGATACAGAGCTTGCAAGAGCCAACATTATTGATGCGGTCGAACAGGGTTCTCTTGTTCTTGGCTCCGCTGTTGAAGTAGCCCAAGACTCAGAACACCCAAGAGCGTTTGAGGTGGTCGGTGGTCTTATCAAGAATATCGTTGATGGTAACCTTGCGCTGCTAGATTTACAGACGAAAAAGAAAGCACTAAAAGAGAGAGGTCCAAAAGCACCCGAGTCACAAGTGACGAATAACAACCTAGTAATGTCAACAGACGACATTCAGAAAATGCTATTAGGAGATAAAAAATGAAATTCACCGACTGGAAACGCACACCATACAAAGAGCCTGAAACCACAGCCGAGGAAATTTCAGAAATCAAAAAGCAAATGAACGCTGGTAAAATCGGTAAGGTTCGCGGTCAGACCATGATAGGCAATCTAAGCAAATGAGCCTATACAAAATACAGACCAAGTTCCTTCAATGGTTCTCGCATATCAAGGTGTACAAGACCCCGCTATGGCTCACAGTAGGCCCAACCTCTTACAAACTCAAGGGCGATGACTACTATTCGGTGCGTGACCAATTGCGTCCCGGTGATATCTTGCTGCGTGGCTATGACAACTACCTTGATGGGTTCTTCATTCCTGGCAAATATTCCCATGCTGGAATCTATGTCGGTGACGAGAAGGTTATTCATGCCATGACACCCGCTGTCCAGTACACCAATCTGGTTGATTGGATGCGCTGCGACCGTATGGCTATAGTGCGCCCTAACGTGTCTCACTCATGGTGCGAAATGGCTGTTGAAGATGCCATCGGTTACCTGGGCGTACCATATGATTACAACTTTGACTTTGGGAACACGGCTGATGTTCGGTTCTCTTGCTCTGAATTGGTCTATAAATGTTACAAGCCCGTTCGTAAAGAATTGGGTTGGGATCTAAAGAACGCAGGACTTGGCAAGATGGTATTCACACCCGACGATTGCTTGAAAGGCGAAGTCACCGTTATAGAGGAATTGTAACATGTTGAAATTTAGCGAGTACCTACCAGAGCTTTTCAATAAATCTGAATTTATCACATGGATAAAACAGAAATACGATCATTGGAAGGGCACAGCAACCACCCCAGGTGGTCAGAAAATTATGATAAATATTTTCATGGAAAATGAACGGGAAATGTCATGGGAACTGGTTTTTTCTGTTGGTAATTCCATGGCGAAAACAGGCAAGGGTGAATCTTTACCTGTATTCTCGACGGTCATCAAGGGTCTTGAACAATTTTTGAGAGAGAGAAAAAATGATGTATCGATCCTAACCTTTGATGCCGCAAAAGAAATGTCGGAAAAGGAAGGCTCACGTGGTAAACTATACAGTTCACTCATAAAGCGATTTGCCAAAAAACATGGGTTTGAATTGCATGATAGGGTAGCACCAAGAGTCATTGAATACAAATTGGTAAAGAAATAATGGAATACACCAGAGAAATAGACAAGACGCAGTGGCCGGATAATCATTCATACCCCGAATGGTACCGATACCAGGGTAACGTCCATATCAAAAAAGCTGGTGTGGATATGCCATGGACTCCCGATATGATCGAGGAGTACCAACGCTGTTCTAAAGATCCTGTTTATTTCATTACCCGTTACATGACGGTTTTGCATGTTGATCATGGCGTTGTACCATTTGATATGTACGACTACCAGCGAAACTTGATAGAGCATTATGACGAGAATCGTTTCTCGGTTGTTCTAGCCTCTCGTCAGTCCGGTAAGTCAATCACTTCGGTTGGCTATCTTCTATGGTATGCTCTATTCACACCCGCAAAACCTATTGCTATTGCTGCCAACAAAGGTGAAACAGCCCGTGAAATGTTGTCGCGTCTTATGATGGCTCTTGAGGGAATCCCCTTCTTTTTACAAAATGGTTGTGTAGAATACAACAAATCATCTATCACCTTTCAGAACCAAAGTACTATCAAAGCGGGGTCAACATCAAGTTCATCCATTCGTGGTAAGTCGGTTGCTCTTTTGTACCTCGATGAGTTTGCGTTCATTGACAACGCCGAGACCTTTTACACAGCGACGTATCCCGTTATTACCTCTGGTAAGACGACGAAGGTTATCATCACCTCTACCGCTAATGGCATCGGTAACCCATTCTATTACATCTATGAAGGAGCCATGACAGGCACAAACGATTTCAAACCGTTTCGTGTTGACTGGCATATGGTCCCTGGGCGTGATGAAGAATGGAAACGTCAGACCATTGCGAACACTTCTGAAATTCAGTTTCAACAGGAATTTGGTAACGACTTCCTTGGTACGGGTAACACCCTTATCAACGGTAATGCTATCATGGCTATGTCGACCGAAGAGCCTGAGTACGAAAAGGAATACGTCAAACTATACGAACGACCAGTTGAGGGTCATGAATATGTAATGGCTGTTGATGTGGCGAAGGGTCGTGGTCAAGATCACACCGCGTTCCATATCATTGACATTACAGCCAGACCCTACGAGCAAGTCGGCACTCTGTACGATAACATGATATCGCCGTTGCTGCTACCAAATCTACTTGAGAAATATGCCAAGATGTATAACAACGCCTTTGTGGTTATCGAAAATAACGACCAAGGGGCCATGGTTTGCGTGGGACTGTATTACGACCTTGAGTACGAAAATGTCTATGTCAATTCAGCCTCGGGCACAAGTAACTTTGAGAAATCTAAGGGTAACTCATTCGCTCTCGGCATCTATATGGATAAGAAGGTCAAGCGGATTGGCTGTTCTAACCTGAAGGATTTGATTGAAGAAAAGAAACTGATTATCAGAGACAAGAACACCATTCAGGAATTCACCACATTCATTGCCAAGGGTGTTTCTTATGAGGCTGACGATGGGCATTATGACGACCTTGTTATGTCGTTGGTTGTCTTCGGTTGGTTCTCGACCACTATGTTCTTTCAGGAATTGACCGAATCTGAAATCAAAGATATGCTCTATGATGAGAGAATGAAGGCTATCGAAAATTCGGTCTTACCATTCGGTATCATATACGACCACCAACCAGAACAAGAGATAACCGTTGATGCCGGCGGTCAAGTTTGGGTGGGCGTACAGGAAGATCCGCATGAAGGCGACAGTTTTCACGCCGGAAATTGGATGCATAGCGAACCCTATTAGGTCTTCATAATCCGCTCTTTTTATAAATACTAGCGAATATCTATCACAAATGATAAAGGAGAAACACGATGGGGTTTCAAGTTAGTCCAGGCGTCAATGTCAGTGAAATCGATCTTACCGCGGTTATTCCGGCTGTAAGTACCACTGATGGCGCTATTGCAGGTGAATTCCGCTGGGGTCCTTTGAATGAGCGTATGCTTATTGAATCAGAGGACGAACTGGTACTACGGTTCTGGAAGCCAGACAACAACGTAGCCAATGTCTGGTTCACCGCTGCAAACTTTCTAAAATATGGTAACAAACTGCAAACGGTTCGTGTTGCCAACGAAACTGCTGGTTCAGAAGCAAATAATGCTACTGGCGATGGCACTGGTCTTATCGTCAAGAACGACGACCATTATGATAACAATTACGCAGACGGCTCTGGTGCCGTGGGTGATTGGATTGCAAAATATCCTGGCACACTAGGTAACAACCTGAAAGTTTCTATCTGTGGTTCCTCTGGTGCTTATCAGTCAACATTGACTGGTACTGTTGATATTACAGCCAACTCGACTACAATGACCAGCGCCGCTAACAACACAGCATTCGATACTGAATTGGTTGTTGGTGACCTTGTAACAGTCAATGGCGCCGAAGTAAAAGTTTCCGCTATTGCCAACTCGACTTCGGTTACACTTTCAACAGCCCACGAAGACGGCGCTGTTGCCAATGCTTCTATCATTCGTAACTGGGAATATTACCAAAAAGTCGATACGGCTCCTGGTACTTCTACATTCGCAACAACACTTTCTGGTGTTGGCGATGAAGTTCATGTTGTCGTTGTTGATGAAGACGGTGAAATCTCACAAACGGCCGGAACCGTTCTGGAAGTTTATGAGAAAGTTTCCCTTGGTTCAGACGCAAAAACAATCGACGGTGCAACCAACTACTACAAAGAAGCCATCAACCAGAAATCATCTTGGATTCGCTGGATGGACCATAGTGCCAACATGACCAACGCTGGTTCTGCTGTTGCTGGTGTTACCTTCGTTGGTAATACTTCACCAGAAACAGTTTCACTTTCCGGTGGAACACGTGGTTCGGCTCCTACTGAAGCAGACAAAATCCGTGGCTATGACAAGTTCAAAGACGCCGCTGATGTTGATATCTCACTTGTTCTTGGTGCAGACGCCAGTCAAACTCTTGCACTTCACCTTGTAAACAACATTGGTGAACTACGCAAAGATTGTATTGTTTGCCTATCACCATTCTCGTCTGACGTTGTAAATAACGAAGGTAGCGAAGCAACTTCTATTGTTGCAACTCGTAACCTTCTGCCTTCTTCATCTTACGCGACAATGGACAGTGGTTGGAAATACATGTACGACAAATACAATGACCTATATCGCAACATTCCTATGAATGGTGATGTGGCTGGTCTTTGTGTTCGTACAGACACAGTTCGCGATCCTTGGTGGTCACCAGCTGGTTACAATCGTGGCGGAATTAAGGACGTTATCAAACTTCCTTACAACCCAAGCCAAGCTGACCGTGACATTCTGTATATGGCTGGTATTAACCCAATTATATCACAGCCTGGTCAAGGTACACTACTGTTCGGTGATAAGACAATGCTTTCGGCGCCTAGTGCATTTGACCGCATTAACGTCCGTCGCTTGTTTATCGTGCTAGAAAAAGCTATTTCTACCGCTGCTAAGTTCATGCTCTTTGAATTCAATGACGAATTCACACGTAGCCAGTTCCGCAACATGGTAGAGCCTTTCTTGCGTGACATTCAAGGTCGTCGTGGTATTTACGATTATCGTGTGGTAGCTGATGAAACCAATAATACTGGTGAAGTCATTGACCGCAACGAATTCGTGGGTGACATATACGTGAAACCTGCCCGCAGTATCAACTTTATTCAGTTGAATTTTGTCGCTGTTCGTACAGGGGTAGAATTCAGTGAGGTAGTTGGAAAATTTTGAGATTAGTTCTCAATTAGAAAATCGGGTGGGGCTAGCAATAGTTCCACCCATTTTTTTGTCCTACAACCCAAGAATACAAGGTTTGATATTTCACCTCTGGGTAGTCTTCATTGGCACTACGAATTGATGAGTATTCTTTATAGCCATCGGTGACTTTACGAGAACTGGTGCCAGAGGCTTTCGTGGCTTCCCTATGCTTCGCTCTAATATCAGGATTATCCATTGGATTATTGTTGCGAGTGAATTCCGCTTTCACTTTCCGGCCTTCTTCTGTCAATGTCGAACGGCTATTAGTCTTGCCTATTTTAGCCTTCGACTCGGCGCTATGCTTTTTGCCGTACATATTGTTTTTCTCACCCTTCTGGCTTTGACCATGGCCCTTCTTATATCCCTGACTCAGGTAATATGATTCAAGGTCTTTGTCTATCATAATTTTACCGTCTTCATTATACACCCAGATACGCCCCAGTTTTCGCAGAGACATTTTCTTGCGGATTACATCATCAAAGGCAATTCCGCCCGAAATGTTTTTGTTGAGCCATTTCGTTTCGTTCAACACCTGCATCCGGCGCAGGACTTTCTGCTCCCATACGAGGGCATTATGACGTTTCTCAAATGTCTTTCGTACCTGAATAACGTCGGGCAGACCCCAGGATCTCATACATTCATGGACATATTTTGATGAGGTGAAATAGCTGGTGAACAAGTCTTCTGGTTTGCAGCCACGGGCATAGCGTACACCATAGTACCAGACATTCTTTTCTTTCCAGCCTATCAAGTAGGTATATTTCATTATTTACATCCTTTGTCGAAGTAGTTGGGTAATTCTAGTATTTATAACACTAAATACAAGCGAAGAAGAATTAATTTCCTATTGGAGAAACAACGTGGCATTTAATGTAAATCTTTTCGCTGGCAACATGGCACTTGGTGGTGCTAGACCTACGCTGTTTAGCGTACAAATCACCAACCCAATCAATGGCTCTGCGGATATTCAAGTACCATTTATGGTCAAGGGAAGTTCAATTCCTGCGGCTACACTTGGAATGATCGAACTACCGTATTTTGGTCGTAAGGTCAAGATTGCAGGCGATAGAACATATGAGGATTGGACTACTTCAGTTCTCAATGATGAAGACTTTGGTATTCGTAATGCCATTGAAGAATGGTCACATGCTATCAACACACCAGTTGGTAACGTGGCTAACCTTGGTTCTGCATCGCCCTCGCAATATAAATCTGACGCACAAATTACTCAGTTTTCTAAGACTGGTATTCCAATTCGTACCTATAACTTTGTCGGTCTTTGGCCAACAACCGTTGCTGCAATTGAACTTGCTTGGGATTCTAATGACCAAATTGAGGAATTTGAAGTAACATGGGCATATGATTATTGGGAAATTCAATCTGGTATCACCGGTAACGGCGGCACTTCCTAACTAAAATAAAATGCGGGTCGCGGTGCTTGAACACCCACCCGCACTATTGCTTATGAGGGGTAGAAAATATTCTAGTGAACACCGTAAAAATTTGAGTATATCAAAATCTACCGATTTTCATAGAGACCTGGCTAGAAAAAACGGATCTATGTTCAAAGGCTATATTCATTCAGAAGAAACCCGGCGGAAACGGAGTGAATCTATGAAAGCATGGCACGCCCAGAGAAAACTACTAAATAGTCAGTAGATGAAATAGGAAAGATGTTGCCATGATTCAGTTGTTCGGCTATCAAATTGGCCGTGTAGAAAAAGAAGACAAAAAGCGAGAGAACATTCAATCGTTCACCGCTCCGGCTAACCACGACGCGGCTATGACGGTTGCGGAAAATGGCGTCTTCGGTACATATTTGGATATGGACGCGACTTCAAAAAACGAAGCGCAACTTATCACAAAATACAGAGAACTTGCTTTATCACCTGAGGGTGAAAGAGCCATTGATGATATCGTAAACGAAGCGATCATAATGGAGAACTACAAGTCTCCTGTTGAAATCAAGTTAGACAAACTGGAACAGCCAGAGGCTATCAAAAAGAAAATCACCGAAGAATTTGAACAGATTCTCAAGTTGATGGATTTCAACAACAAGGCTTATGATATTTTCAAACGCTGGTACGTAGACGGTCGTTTGTATTACCACAAGATGATTGACGTAAAGAAGCCAAGGCAGGGCATTCTGGAATTGCGCTATATCGACCCTCGTAAAATCAAGAAGGTTCGTAAGCAGATTGCACCGAAGGACACTAACAGACCTGTTGTTTCTATTGCACCGTCATATAAAGAATTCTACCTATACAACGAACGTGGCATCGCCAGTAACATGAACGAGGGTATTCGTATCGCTAAAGATTCGATTACCTATGTTCACTCCGGTATTATCAACGAACGAAACACCATCATCCTTTCGCATTTGAATAAGGCTCTAAAGATTTGGAACCAGATGCGTTGGATGGAAGACTCATTGGTCATTTACCGTATCTCTCGCGCACCCGAACGTCGCATTTTCTACATTGACGTTGGTAACCTGCCGAAGATGAAGGCGGAACAATATCTCAAAGATATGATGGTCAAGCATAAGAACAAACTGGTCTATGACGCCTCGACTGGTGAAATCAAAGACGACCGTAAATTCCAGACTATGATGGAAGATTTCTGGTTGCCTCGTCGTGAAGGTGGCAAAGGAACAGAGATTTCTACACTACCCGGTGGTGAGAACTTGGGTCAAATTGAGGATGTTGAATTCTTCAAAAACAAATTTTACAAGGCCTTGAACGTACCTATCTCTCGTATGGAAGCAGACGGCGCATTTAATCTTGGTCGTGCAAGTGAAATTACCCGTGACGAATTGAAATTCTCAAAGTTTATCAACAGATTGCGTATGCAGTTTGCCGAAATGTTTGACGATTTTCTTGAAACCCAACTAATTCTCAAGGGTATCACAGACAAAGCAACATGGAATATCATCAAAGAGGATATCTTTTATGACTTCCGTGAAGATAACCACTTTGCTGAATCAAAGAACCAGGAAATCTTGCGCGAACGCATGACCATCTTGAATGATGTTGACGCCTATGTTGGTCGTTACTATTCTCTTGAGTGGGTCAAAAAGAATATTCTTCGCCAGACTGATGAAGAAATCGAAGAATTGGCTAAGGCTATGAAAGAGGATGAAGCGGAAGGAGTAGATCCAGAAGAAACTGGTGACACAAACTTCGGTGCTTTCTCTGGACGACCAGACGCGGCTACACGCGAAGAACCTATAGAGCAACTTCCAGACGAGGAAGACCGTCAGTTACCTGGCGCACCGGAGCCAGAGCCAAAGAAGTGAGCCGCCACAACTTTCCTAGATAGAATATGGATTAATACGTGTTCTGGTGACGGTATAAATATTGATGATTGCTTAGGTTTGAGAGCATTAGACATTTCTATTGAAGGCGTTGTAAACGGTTTCAAAACAACAGCAACCTCATTGGGTACCGGTGGTGAAACTGACTTACAAAGAATTATAATTATGAACGCAACAACGGGTATCAATATCGGAACAAACGTCGAACACACAAAAGTTTATTTGTCGTGTCTTGTTGGACCTGATGTTACCACAAGGTTGACAGACAACGGCACAAATACCTTTGTCGAAACTGGCGCAAGGCTTCTGTTGATACAAGAGCAATTGCCGACGCTGTATGGGATGAAGCAGTCGCAGATCACACGACAGCCGGAACCTTCGGGGAACGTGTTGGCAAACTACTGACCAAAATTCAATCGCTTTACTACAACTAAATAGCACAGTATAGAGCGCACAATTATTATAAATAGTGATAGGAGAACAAATAATGACCGAATACACAACAACAGATATCGTAAGGCATTCACTAGCGGGTGAAGCAGGCAAAGTAAAAGAAGCCGTGACCGCAGTAATGGGCGATAAAGTTGCAGACGCTCTGAACGTCAAGCGGGCTTCTATAGCCGCGACGTGGCTTCAATCCCAAACAGACGAGGAACCTGATGAGTAAATCATTTAGACAAATGCGCCGAGACCTTCAAGAGGTACCCGAGGCAAACCCACAGGAAATGGAGCCTGAAAATCCAGAAGTCAAAGCCGCTAATTCGCTCAAAAAGGGCAAGAAGCTGGCTGATATGACTAAGCACCCAACTGCGGGTGACGAGGTTTTCAAAGGCAAAGCAACAGGCGCTCGGTCTTCTGTTCATGCTGAAGAAACTGAATTGGGTGAAGCTAAGAAATATGAATTCAATGCAGATCAAGAAAACTTTGATTTTGACCCAGAAGAAATGTTGAAGGCAGCAAAAGCCAAAGGTCTAAATGCTAAATTTACCTATCGCATGGGTCGGTCCAAAGGACCAGATGGTGTTACTATCAAAGATGATCCCGCAAAGGTCAAAAAGTTCATTAGTGGTTATGACGCGAAGGCTGCTAAAGGTATCGACTATTATAATCTGATTGAAAACGAAGAAACTGAATTGGCTGAAGGCGCACTACAACTAAAAGCGATTCCTTATTTCGCCGCTGCTCAAGGTAAGATGCTCAACAAATCTGACCAAGCCAAGGCTTATATGGAAATCGGTAAACAAATGAAGGCGTTTGCCAAGAAGCATATCAAAGACAAAGAAGAAACAAATTACTGGAATTCGATCATCCATATCTTTAGTCGTGGTTCCAGACCATTTGAAGACGATTTCATGTTCGGTTCCTTTGCGCCTGATAACGCAGACCAAATCAAAAAGCGTGTGGTACAAGTCATTTCTAAACTGACAGGTAACCCTAAGTTTTGGAAGGCTGTTGCAAGCATCAAAGAGGAAGTTGAACTTGATGAAATCAAAGCTAATCGCCCAAGAGCCGGTGGTAGTAAAGCGATTGAAAACAGCATCAAGCGCCATATTGAAATGACAAAGGAATTTGTTAAAAAAGGTATGAGCCAAGAGGCCGCTTCTAAAAAAGCGTTTGATATTATCACTTCTGGTGTTAAAGAAGAAGTTGAACTTGATGAAGTTTCCGACGCTGGTAAAGCCGTTCTGGCTGCTAAAGGTGCCAAGAGAGGCATCCGTGATGTTCATAAAGCGGCTGACGGTGTTGAAAAATCTGTAGATGATGCAGAAGACGCAGCCAAGAAAGCATTGAAAGCCAAGAACAAAGAAACTCGTAAAGAGGGTCTCGAATCTTTCGGTAGTTTTATTGACGAAGCCCTTTCTAAAAAAAACGCTGATAAGCAGAGCGCCGGAATGATGAAGGTTCTCAAAAAATCGTCCTTAGAATTTGCACAAAGAGAAGTCAAACGCTTGAGGGGCAAGGGTAAAAGTGATGAAGCCATTATGAAAACCCTACAAAAAGATGGACATAACGAAGACGCAATTCTGAAAGCAGTGGGGTAAATCATGCCTAATCAAACCGATAAATTCAATAATTTCTATACGGACCTAGATAGTCCTGCGGCGCATTCCTATGCTATAACATCAAGTAACACAGCAAACACCACACATACGACCCGTTCGGTTTATGTTGGTGAGACTGGTACTCTTGTTGTTGAACTTGCAGGTATGGCTTCAGGAAACACCGTTACATTTACCGCTATTCCAGCTGGTACTGTTCTGCCTTTGCGCGTCCGTAAAGTGTGGACTAACTCAACAGCCAACAGCGTAATCGGAATGTACTAAACCATGAAATTGGGTGCTGGCATATCTCTTACTAATATGGCTATCGTGAATCCTGCTTCCAGGTTCTCTGGTGGTGGAGGTGCGCCTGCTACTGATCCTTATTGGGATAATGTTGTACTATATTCTAAATTCAATGGTACAGACGCTTCAACCACGTTTGTTGATGAAACAGGCTTAAAAACATTAGCTGCCGTTGGCACCGCAGAACTTGATACAGCCGAAAAAGTATTCGGTACAGCGTCCCTTATCTTACCAGGCACTCACGATCATTATGTTTCTATAAATGCTGGAACTGAAATGACATTTGGAACTGGTGATTTAACTGTTGAAATGAGAGTTAAACTGAATGCCTTTGGTACAGCAGGCATCAACCTGCTAGACTTTAGATCAACTAACAGCGCAGCACCATGGGCAATTGATATTTTTGGTCCGGCGGCTGCGGAAGCATACAGAAATGAAATTCACTTCTATAACGGTACAGAATATGGTTCAACAGGCGCTGGTTTAACAACTGGTGTATGGTATGCTATTGCTTGGACTAGAACAGGTGGTACATCATATCTGTTTGTAGATGGTGTTGAAGTAGGTTCGTTTGCTGATAGTAATAACTACACAAACGGTAACCACACAACACGCATTGGTGATAACTGGGATTCAATAGTAGGTCCAGATGGCCCACTTTCTGGTTGGATGGATGAATTGAGAATAACAAAAGGTGTGGCTCGTTATACAGGCAACTACACAATCGCAACAGAAGAATTCCCAACTAGCGGTCCCGCATAAAGGAAAAACAATGAAACTAATTACAGAAATGTCTGAAGACGTTAAACCGTTTGAGGAATTGAACGAAGCGACTGGTGAGAAAACTCTATATATCAATGGAGTGTTTATGCAGTCTGAAGTCGCTAACCGTAATGGTCGTAAATATCCAAGCGCGATCCTGGAACGTGAAGTTGCCCGTTATGTGACTGAAAATGTCGATAAGGGTAGAGCATGGGGCGAACTTGGTCATCCTACAGGACCGACCATCAACCTCGACCGTGCGTCACACCGCATTACGTCGCTTGTCAAAGAAGGTAATAACTTCATTGGTAAAGCAAAAATTTCAAGCACCCCAATGGGTGATATTGTCAAGGGTCTTATCAAAGACGGTGGCAATCTTGGTGTATCCAGCCGTGGCATGGGTTCACTAAAACAAGTCCAGGGCGTCAACGAAGTACAAGGTGATTTTCATCTGGCTACTCCGGCTGACATTGTGGCAGACCCTTCAGCACCCGATGCTTACGTTGACGGTATTATGGAAGGTAGAGAATGGGTATGGGCAAACGGTATCATCAAAGAAGTTGATATTGCCCGTCACCAACAAGTGATTCAAAAGGCGTCTAGGAGAGAACTTGAGGAAAGCAAACTTGCTGTTTTTCAGGATTTTCTTTCAAGACTCTAATTTTATAAATACTGTTGAAGTAATACATTAAGGAGACTGTAACAATGTCTATCAAAGATGAACAATTGGACGAATTCAAGGCTGACCATTCTGGCACGCCTGTTGTGAAGGGCTCCGAAATTAGCGATTCTGACAAAAGTAAGAACGCTGAAGATCCAAAAGCTGACGGCAAGAAGAAAAAAGGCGCCCAAAGCCAAGAAACCATTTCTGCTAAAGAAGCGTTGAAAAACGAAGAAGTCGAAGAAGAATTGACTAAAGCGGATATGATTAATGCTGTTATTGACAGCATGAAAGACAAATCCACCCTCGAACTTGAATCAATGTTCGATGGCGTCATGGGTTCTCTCGTTGAAGCCGACGATGAAGATGATGACGACGATGAAGACGACGACGATAAAAAGTCCGAGAAAAAAGAAAACCCTTTCAAAAAAGTAACCAAAGAAGATGTTGACCTTGCAGCCGACGTTGCTGCAATGTTCGGTGATGAAGACCTTTCCGAGGAATTCAAAGCCACTGCAACTACTATCTTTGAAGCCGCTGTTGTTGCTAAGGCTAACGAAGTTGCCCAGCAAATTGCAGAAGCGGCTGAAGCAGAACTTACTGAAACCAGTGATGCTCTTGTGGCGGAAATGGCTCAAAAAGTTGATACATATCTTGAATATGTTTGCGAAGAATGGGTATCAGAAAACGAACTAGCTATCGATTCTGGTATTCGTAACGAACTAGCCGAATCTTTCATTACTGGCCTACACGGCTTGTTGGAAGACCATTTCATTGACGTACCCGAAGAAAAGGTTGACGTTGTTGAGGAATTGGCCCTTCGTAACCAAGATCTAGAAGCGCAATTAGATGAAGCATTGAATGCTTCTATCGACCTTCGTCAGGAAAAAGACACTCTGACAATGGCTGAAATTGTTGCGGAAGTGACTGAAGGTCTCGTTGACACTCAGGCAGAAAAATTGAAAGCACTCGCCGAAGGCGTTGATTTCGATAGTGAAGATGATTATCGTGACAAAGTTGTTACTCTGAAGGAAAGTTATTTCCCAACAGATGGCAAAGTTGTCGTTCTAAGTGAAGAAGTATCTGACGAAGCTATTGACGACGGTAGCGAATCAGAAGCCCGAAAAGCGGACCCAGCGATGAGCCCGTATATGGACGCCATTTCTCGCACTACAAAACGCTAAATTTATAAATAAGAGTACAATACATCCAAAGGAGAACAACAATGTTGCTCAATCACGAACTACAAGAGAAGTGGCAGCCAGTAATAGAACACCCCGATCTACCTAAGATCGAGGATGCTCACAAACGCTCGGTTATCGCAACTCTGCTAGAGAACCAAGAAACGGATGCCCGTACCAATGCCGCTGGCAATGGTGGCTACCGTGGACCACAATCTCTATTGGAAGCTGCACCAACGAACAACATGGGTGCTTCTTCTTCTACTGCTGGCGACGGCGCTATCGACATTTTCGATCCAGTGTTGATTTCACTACTTCGCCGTGCTGCACCGAACCTAATGGCTTTTGATATGATGGGCGTTCAGCCTATGACTGGTCCAACCGGACTTATCTTTGCTATGCGTTCACGCTACACCAACCAAACTGGTACTGAAGCACTTCATAACGAAGCAAACACAACATTCTCAGCCGCTGCTGCTGGTAATGCTGCGATGGCTCTTGTTGCTAACAACCAACTTGGTTCTTCACCTGTTGCGACACCTGTCGACGGTGACACTTACACAGCCGCTACCGCTATGTCAACAGCACTTGCTGAAAGACTTGGCGAAGCAACAACACATGACTTCCCTGAAATGGCTTTCTCAATCGAGAAAATCACCGTGACAGCCCTTAGTCGTGCGCTTAAAGCTGAATACACCATGGAATTGGCTCAAGACTTGAAAGCCGTTCATGGTTTGGATGCTGAAACAGAATTGTCTAACATTCTGTCAACAGAAATCCTGGCTGAAATCAACCGCGAAATGGTTCGTAAGATCAATATCTCTGCTACAATCGGCGCCCAAGAAAACGTCGCTTCTGCTGGTACATTCGATCTTGACCAAGACGCAAACGGACGTTGGTCTGTTGAAAAGTTCAAGGGCTTGATGTTCCAATTGGAGCGCGAAGCCAACGCAATTGCCAAGGCTACTCGTCGTGGTAAAGGTAACATGCTTGTTTGTTCAAGTGACGTTGCCTCTGCATTGAACATGGCTGGTGTTCTTGATACATCATCTGCTTTGAACAACAGCATCACCTCTGACGACACAGGCAACACCTTCGTTGGTAACCTGAACGGTCAGTTCAAGGTTTATATCGACCCTTACTTTGCAGCCACATCTGGTATCCAGTATGCTACTGTTGGTTATAAAGGTTCAAGTCCTTTTGATGCCGGTATGTTCTATTGCCCATACGTGCCACTACAAATGGTTCGCGCTATTGGCGAGAATACGTTCCAGCCCAAAATCGGATTCAAGACCAGGTATGGCCTTGTTGCTAACCCATATGCGACTTCGGCAGCCGATGGTGTTGTATCGTTCGCTAATAAGAACTCTTATTACAGAATTATTGCGGTCGACAATCTCATGTGAGTTTGTTTTACCAAAAGAAATCAAGGCGTTCCTTCGGGAGCGCCTTTTTTTTGTCTAAATGTTTCAGATGGTAACAATTTGTGAACTCGTTGTGTTCAACTTGATGTATAAATAAAAGTATGAAACACAAACATCATATAATACCGAGACACTCAGGTGGCACCGATGATCCACCGAATCTCATTCTCCTAACCATACCAGAACATGCCGAAGCGCATAGAAAACTCTATGAAGAATATGGTAACGAATATGACCGTATTGCTTGGAAATGTTTATCTGGTCAAATCACAAATGCAGAAGCGCACCGTGCCGCACATAAAGAGCGCATGACTGGTAGCATACCCTGGAATAAGGGGAAGACCGGAATCTGGACCGAGGAGCAACTTGAAAATAACAGGGAAAAGCACCGGGGCAAACCAGTATCACAAGAAACCCGGGACAAGATTGCTGATAAACATAGAGGCAAGAAACACAGCCAAGAGAGAAAAGACGCTATTGGCGCAGGAAATTCTAAACAATTCTTGGTATCAGAACCTGGTGGAGAACCCTACGTCATTGTCAACCTAAGGGAGTGGTCAGGGGCGCGTGGTGTAGACCAGGGAAATCTCATAAAATATGGAAAAAGCAAAGGATTCACAGCAAAAAAGGTATAAAAACACTTGACATTTGGTCAGAAATGGTGCATGATCAAATAGTAAGATCAAGAACCAAGAGAGAAAGGGAGATTGAAAATGACATTGACTGATTTAGAAAAAGCAGAAGCCGAATATGAATTGCGACTCGCATTGGCAATCAAATATGATTTCGCCAGCGACTATGATAAGGCGCAATTTTTCAAACACGCTTTGAAACATCTTGAAATGTGGGATCTGGAAGAAATTGCCCGCGAACTAACGGATATTGAATTATGAAAATCACGTATGATATGGTTTGGAAATCATCCGGTATTGAAGAATATTGCGTTGACGCCTCTGACCTCGGGCTAGCCCCTGGCGCATGGCCTATGGCAATGAATACCAGCATGGGTAACGAATTGCCTTTTGTGTTGGATTATCAAAACGACGCTGGTCATTTCGTTTACAAACAAGCCGGGGGCTGTGTCAGCCTGCTGGTCTTTAACGATTGAGGATACCATGACAAAACTAGAAAACTCGCCGCCGAAGAAGCCGTCGAATATACCGATACAGCGCGCCAATGGCGCGACTGGCATGGCGGATATGGTTCGGTAAATCCCGTTCCCGCTATCGCGGAATTTCTTGCCAATCAAGATGGCAAGACCCTGTACTCATATATGGTTGGTGTTGAAAAATGAAAACATTTCCAAACATTTACAAACGCACCTCTGCTGGTAAAATTCAACAGTGGCGAATCGAAGTTGAAGGCAGTGCCTATCGTACCGTAAGCGGTCAGACTGATGGCAAAAAGCAAACGTCAAAATGGACCGCGTGTTTCGGTAAGAATCCCGGCAAAGCAAATGAGACTACCGACGAGGAGCAAGCCTTAAAACAGGCTCAATCCGCTTATGACAAAAAGTTGGAAAACCATTACCACCGAAGTATTGAGGATTGCGACAAGGCCAAGTTCGTGAAAGCTATGCTGGCTGCGACTTACGGACCGTCTACCACGGTTGATTTTGACGATCTGTATAGCCAACCGAAATTAGATGGTATGCGCTGTATCGTCAATAAAGATGGCATGTGGAGCCGCGGTGGAAAACCTATCAATTCTGCGCCTCATATCTTTGAAGCCTTACATGATGAATTCCAACGTGACCCCACAATGGTCTTCGATGGCGAACTTTATGCAAGCCATTTGCGGGACGACTTTGAAAAATTGATTTCACTGGCTAAAAAAGCCAAGCCTAATGCCGAACAACTGGCTGAAAGCAAAGCGAATCTCCAATATTGGGTTTATGACATTATCGACTTGAATACGGATTTTGAAACCCGTTTCGATATTTTGACATATCTAATGGAGGATGTGCCGTCTGTTGTGGTTACACCCACAGACAAGGTGGAAAACCAAGAGCAAATGGACCAGTTGTACCAGGGTTACCTTGAGGCTGGCCAAGAAGGTCAAATGCTTCGCATTGGTTCGTCGCTCTATGAAGGCAAGCGAACCAAGAGCCTGTTGAAACGGAAAGAGTTTCAAGATGAGGAATATGAGGTTGTCGCTGTTGTTGAGGGCCAAGGAAACTGGACTGGTTACGGTAAGGCTGTGACCTGTAAGTTGGCTAACGGCGAGACATTCAATGCCGGGATCAAAGGCGACCGTGAGTTTTGCAAGCAATTGCTGGTCAATGCTGACAAGCATGTTGGTTCAGACGCAACGATTCGTTTTCAAAACCTGTCGTCAACTGGTGTTCCACGGTTCCCTGTAATGTACCACATGTGGGACGGCAAACGCGATGTTTGAGGCTCTGGTTCAAATTTTCGGTTTCTTGTTTCTTTGTTGGATGATGATTGGCTACCCGTTATATACCTCCATTAAAGAACATTTAGAGAGAACTTCCGATAAGCGAAAGTAACGTCGGCCTGGAGGTACTGGATATCAGTTTCTTCAACATTGAATTCAAGTGAAGACAGGCTGATTGGAAACATATCGACAAAGGTAACCTCGACATTGGGGTTACGGTGTGAGGTCATGAGAGTTAGAGTGGCATCCGATGCGGTGCCCTCGCCGCGTAAATTAGCCTCGTTGATTTTTTCACCTGGGGCTTTGTGAATGGACTGTAAGAAATCGTCGGGGAAGCCAAGACCAATCATCCAATTATAGATTTCAAGATAGTTGGTCAGATCTTCATCGACCATGAAACGTAAGTTGAAAGGCGCGAAAGTAAGTTTATCACCCTGTAAAGGAATCCTAACAAACATGTTTTCATGTTGTGGTTCACCCAGAGTGATATCAGGTATTGTTGCAGACTTGGCAAAATAGTTTACCCCAGGTAACCGCTTCATTTGGAACCGGAAATTGAGTGGTGTAATACCATTGATGTTGTCTGGTTGATTGTCGTATGCGCTCATATCTGAAAACCTTTCTGTCTTCTATTTATAAATACCGTGAGGATAACATGATGAATCAAGTGATAACCGACGTTATTAAAATGCTGAACGGCAAACGTGTTGGCTCTTTACGCCCGCGTATACGCTACGGTACCTTCAAACTCTGCGATCCTAAAAATGATAGAGAAACTTAGAAAAAATGCTTATATGGCAAAAGATACCCGGCGTGAAGGCTTGGCACATTTCCAAAGTCCAACCACCACAGGGCTTTTTACAGCGGATTCTTTATCGTTTAGCGTTGCGGATTCTAGGTGTTGATTACACTCAACCACTAAAGACGGCAAGCCCAAGAGTACAAGAAGAAATTGCTATGGTTACCCTTGCGGAGCCAGCCAGATTTACGAATAGTGGCCGGACGCAGCCATGGATGCGAAATAAAATGATGAATATTATGAGGAAACCAAAATGAACGATTTAATTGAACGACTTGAAGTTGGCCCCGGTAGCTGTGAGTTATCAGATGAATTTCTGTTGGCTATGGGGTTGGAACAACAAGCCTACCGACTGGATGCCGCTACCAGAGCCGCCGTCCGATTTGGAGACAGGAGAAAGTGATGCCTGAAATTACCCGTGAAACTGTCTATAACATGCCTTTGAGTGATTTGATCTCATACGTTGAAGACATTGCCGAACTGACCAATACCCCGGAATTGCTAGGGATTACAGATCGGCTGGAGGCAATCAGCGGCGATTTAACGTTAAGCACACCCCCGGAAAATACAGACATTGGCTATATGTGCCAGACCGATTTTCAGCATGAACTGTATAACGCCAGAGGCGGTGTGACGGTCTATCCATCCCCTGAGAACGCTAAACAGTGCCGGGAGTGTATCGAAGATTGCGGGATGGTTTCTGTAAAAGTTGAACTTGTCGAAGTGATCGACAAGGGCACGATATAACGAGGATTTTTGAAATGGCAACGATCACACCAAAGACTGAAATAAAAACCTACAGCGTTGAACTGACGGCAATCGAGCTTCAAGCAGTCCATGAGGCACTTGGCGCAATCTCACCTGCAAACTATTCCAGCCACGATGTCAGACGTGCTGGAGCATGCTTGTATGCCGAAATCACAGACACACTTGATGCCGAAAGGATAGGTCATGTATCACATTGAAGAACGGAAGCCAGTCAAGTGCGGCTCACTGGATATTATCAAGCCGGTAAATCAGGACGCCATTCTATTGCAGTGCGTCAACTGTGGGCATGAGAAACGCAGACCAGAACCAAAGCCAGATCATCGCGGCTACAGTTTCGGCACTCATGCCGATAACCCATTCGACACTTTCTAAAACGAGCGAGGCGTAAACATGGCAAACGTACCCGAGACACAAACCAGAGTGGCACAGCTTGAGCGCAAGGTTGAGCTTATGGAAGAACGCTTGAAGATGCTTGAGCCGGATAAAAAGCCACAGTTAGACAAAGAGGCGCTGGAGATTGTGCTGGATGCTGCTCAGATATCCTTAGGCTATACCTATGACACTGGCGGCATGATCAAGACCGCCATTGCAAAACTGAGAGGGAATGAACAATGAACCTTACAGCATTACAAGAGTCATGGGATGCCGATTGCGCCATTGACAAATACGATCTTGATACTGAAGCGGCTAACATACCGTCGCTTCATAATAAGTACCTGAAAATTTGGAATGAAGAACGCCTTCGGTGGGTCAAATTAGATGCCGACAACAAACGCCTCGAATCCAACAAGCGCCGTTTCTATCTTGGTCAAATGGACCGTGAGGAATTGGATGACCTGGGTTGGGCTTATGATGGCATCCAAGCGGCCAAGTCGAATTCCGGTGCAGATAAATATGTCTATAATGATGTAGAGGTTATTCGGCACAGTGAATTGTTGAACATTCAAGAACAGAAATTGAAGTTCATAGAGGAAATTCTTCGCAGTATCAATAACCGTTCCTTTGCAATAGGACACGCAATCGCGTTCCAGAAATTTACACAAGGCTCCGGGTGACAGATAAATTAACGATATCAAAAATCAGTGAAGTATATGTGAAAATCCACTGTGAGAAATGGATGGCCCAAGAACTCACCGATTACTTTCAGTTTAAGGTAGAGAACGCCCATTTCATTCCAGCCGTAAAAAACGGTTATTGGGATGGGTACATACGCTTGTTCAACTACGGCAACCAGAACATCTACTATGGTCTTGTACCGTATATTGAAAAGTTCGCAGCCGATAGGGATTACGAAATCACCTACGAGGGCTTACAAGGCAATGCTGAATTTTCTGCAAGCGAGGCTGTTGATTTTGTCAACTCCCTGCGTCTGGCAAAAATACCGAGAGATTACCAATATAAGGCTTTTGTTGATTGCGTAAGAGAACGCCGACAATTGCTACTGTCGCCGACAGCCTCAGGCAAATCCCTTATCATATATCTGTTGTTGCGGTACTACGACAAGAAAGCCCTTGTGATCGTACCGACCACTTCGCTGGTCCACCAGATGAGTACCGACTTTTTGGAGTATTCAAAGGGCGAATATGAAACGCACCTTATCATGGCTGGTAAGGATAAAGACGCACCGCAACAGACGTACATCACCACATGGCAGTCGGCTTATAAAATGCCTAAAGCCTACTTTGACCAGTTTGATGTTGTGATTGGTGACGAGGCTCACCTATTCAAAGCGAAATCATTGACCAGTATCCTTGAGAAAATGACCGATGTGACCAACAGATTTGGTTTGACAGGAACCCTCGATGGTTCTGAAACGCACAAACTGGTACTTGAGGGTTTATTCGGGCGAGTGAATAAGGTTATCAGCACCAAGGAATTGATCGACCAGGGTCATATCGCCGAATTAAAAATCAAAGCCATTGTGCTTCAATATCCAGACGCTTTAAAAGCGGAAAATAAAAAGCATAAATACCAAGAGGAAATGGATTTCCTTACGTCATACGAACCACGAAATAGGTTCTTGAGGAATCTGGCTCTTTCATTGAAAGGCAATACTTTGTTGCTATTTCAATTTGTCGAGAAACATGGAAAGATTTTGTTTGATGATATCCAAGCACATACAGCAAAAGGTAGAAAAGTCTTTTTCGTTCATGGCGGAACTGATGCAGAAACTAGGGAATCGATTCGGGCTATTACTGAAATGGAGTCTGATGCTATTATTGTGGCTTCTTACGGTACTTTCTCAACTGGTATTAACATTGTCAATCTACATAATCTTATACTTGCTAGTCCTTCCAAGTCTCGTATTAGAAACTTGCAATCGTTGGGCCGCAGCCTGCGTCGGTCAGATACAAAAACTCAGGCGGTTCTTTTCGATATAGCAGACGACCTAAGTTACAAGACCAAACGAAACTACACGTTGAACCATTTCCTGGAAAGAATCAAAATCTATTCCAGTGAAAAACTCTCATACCGCTTATATAAGGTAGAATTAAATGAACGATCTGATAGGTCAAATTCGCTATTTTAAGTTGATGAACGGTGAAGATATTATTGCTCAAATCGTGGAAGATGACGAGATTTATGTTTACATAACAAACGCCTTGAAAGTCATGCTACCACGCGACCCTAACCCTCGCGATGGATATTATTCATATCTCGCTAAATGGATTCCAACGCCCGTAGGGCAAGTTGTCCCGGTGCCGCTGATGAACATCGTCGCAATCGCTCCGATACTCGACTCACTGGAAGATTATTACCATAAGTATTTTGATGAATTGGAACCTGTGTTTGATGAAGATACAGTTGAAGAATTGAAAGCAGAATTCGATCTTGCCGAAGAATCTGGAATTCAACCAGATACTAGAAAAGAAGCAGATAGACGAATATTCAAGAAGATCTTAGAGGGAATTGAACCAGGAAGTAAAACAAAGATACATTGAATAACCCTACATAGTGATCATAACACCATGTCAAGCATTTGTCAAGTAAAAAGGCCTAATATACCGAAATAAAAAGTATTGACAGGGTGAGTAAATTGGTGTATACTGGTACCTATATTATGGAGTAAAGTATGACAAGAAAAAAGAAAAAGCAACCGGAGCATTATGTTGATAACAAAGTTTTCCATGGTGCGATGGTCGAATTCAAAAACCAAGTTACTGAGGCGGAAGCCTCTGGTCTGCAAAGACCAAGAGTACCAGCCTATATTGGCGAGTGTTTCCTAAAAATCGGTGAACGATTATCAACACGGCCCAATTTCAGCCAATACCCCTTTCGTGAGGAAATGATAATGGACGGGGTTGAGAACTGTCTGCAATATATTGACAACTTCAACCCCGAGAAATACAATAACCCATTTGCATATTTTACACAGATTATCTGGTACGCTTTCCTTCGCAAGATCGCCAAAGAGAAAAAGGCGCTTTACACCAAATTCAAGGTGACAGAAAACCAAAACATATTTGATATGACCTCTGAACAACAAGCCACCGATTCTGGCTCATATGATACCAACTATAAACCAGGCGAAATGTCGCAAACATATATTGATGAATTTATTGTTGATTTTGAAAAGACCAAACGGCGCAAGATAAAGAAACGCAAGGGACTTGAAAAGTTTATGGAGGATACCGATGTTACCGATGAATAGTGATGCAAGAGAAGCCTGGACCAAAATCTGGGTTGCCGCAGAAGATTATAGAACAGGCTTTCATGGCACTTCTCAGGGCATAGTTATCAGTGGAAAAGAAAGCGTGGCTCTTGATGATTATATCACCAAACTACAAGCGGAAATCAGGGAACTGAAATTCTGGCTTGAGCCTATGCCTGATTTAGATTCAAAGGATGATCTTGATGCTGAATTGGATAAACTTGCTGAATCCTTTGCCGCTTCTGAATCAAGTAGTCGTCAAGAATAGCCTGTCTCTGAAATGAAATGCCCCGAATGTGGAGACACCAAGCTATCGTATAGTTTTCTGTGCCCGTGATGTTATCGAAGGTTACAAAATAGCAGACAAAAAGAATGTCTGTATTGTAAGCCCGACCCACGCGACGGTTGGTGCCAATTGACTGGTGACAAAGAACTTGAACTGGCGAAACGGAATGTTGACAGTTTTATCAATCAAACATTCCCTAAAGACTATGGAGAACAGTGATGAAAGAAAACACCAAACTTTTGTGGGTCGTAGTATTTTTATTGGGTGCGATTTGCTGGAATGCATGGGATATCGCATATCTACAAAAAGACAACGAACTATTATCAGGGCGAATCACCATACTGGAAACCAAAATGCAGTTTGTACGATGAAATGGATTTATCATAAGTACATGATCGCCTGTCCTGTAACTATATCACCATGGATGATTTACAAAATCTTCGGTATAGAAATTTACCGCAGAAAATTAACCTTAGAACAAATGAGAGAAAAATTATATGAAAATAGCCCCTAAATGTGTGTTCTTATAAATAGTATCATGGTAATAGAAAGGTATTACGATGAATATTATCTATAAGATTACTTATTTACCCCATGTTGAAAACAAAACGCCGCCATTTTTCTATATTGGTTCCAAGTATCATTACGATGTAAAATATATGGGTTCACCATCATCAAAACAACAAGATTGGTACACCGGTAATTTGACTATTAGGGATTGGTGGAAAAAGGAAGTGAAGGAACATCCGGAACTTTTCAGGTTTGATATTATAGAAACCCATGATGAATATACCCCGCACGAACTGGTTGAAGCGGAAAAGTTTATTCACCTGAAATTAGATGTGAAACTTTCGCCTCATTATTTCAATAAGAGTATTGCCACGACCGGCTGGGTATCTATACCCAGAACCGAGGAAACCAAACAAAAGGTGAGAGAAATAACTCAAACATATTGGGACACAAATCCAAATGCGGTTGCCCGGCGACAAGCCGTTGTTGAATTGAATAAAAAGACGAAATCCAAAGAACAGCGAGAATTATGGTCTGACCCCGTTTACCGTGATAAACAACAAAAGCGAATTCAAAAATCGGCGGAAACTCGCCGATATAAAATACATGCCCGGGGGCAAATATTTGGGTGCGCCAAGGATGCTGCCTTATCTTTTGATATGACTACATCAAATGTATATGCCCGTTGTAAAAATATAAAAATGAAAGATTGGTATTATGTCATACCAGGAAGTGAATAAATGAAAATTGCAATTATTACCGACACGCACCATGGGGCCAGGAATGACAGCCAGATTTTCTCGGAATATTTTCGAAGGTTCTACGACGATGTTTTCTTCCCGACATTGGAGGAACACGACATTGATACCATCATACATGCTGGAGATTGTTTTGATAGACGAAAGTTTATAAATTTCGTTACCCTACGGGATGCCAAGTCGATGTTTTTTGAGCCTTGCCATAAGAAAAATTATCAACTCCATATGGTCGTCGGAAATCATTGCACCGCATATAAATCCACGAACGATGTAAATTCTCAAACGCTACTTTTAGAGGATGGCTACGATAACATTCATGTTTATGCTGGTCCAGAAGAAATCGAGATCGAAGGCACCAAGATTTTGATGTTGCCGTGGATCAACGCAGAGAACTATGCCGCCACCATGAGCGCGATTGAGGATTCAACGGCTATACTTGCGATAGGTCACCTTGAAGTTGCGGGCTTCCGTATGTATAAGTCGTCCTTGAATAACGACGGTCTCGACCGAGATATGTTCGACAAATTTGATATGGTTCTTTCAGGTCACTACCACCATAAGTCGTCGCAAGGCAATATCCATTATCTCGGTAACCCATACGGCATTACATGGTCTGACTACAACGACGACCGAGGTTTTCACATACTCGACACAGAGGATATGAGTCTTGAGTTTATACGAAATCCCTACGAGATATTCCACAAGGTTTGGTACGACGACGAGGACAAAGACTTAGGCACCGTGCTTGATGTTGATTTTTCAAATTTTACCGATACCTACGTCAAGGTCATTATCACCAAGAAAACGAACCCGTTCTTTTTCGATAGGTTCATTGATGAATTGGACAAGGCGGATACGGTAAATATTCAAATCGTTGACGACCATTTCAATGCCCATGAAGAAAGTGAAGACGATATTTTAGAGAATGTAGACGACACCCTTACCATTCTTACCAAATACGTTGACGAACTTACCATCGACCACGGCAAAAAAGAACTTGACAAACTGCTCCGAACTCTATACAATGAGAGTCTTATGGTGCAAGATGCTTGACAAATCCCGCCAAATGTGATATGATCAATATATGAATGGAGTACCGACCCTATGACTTACCGCACTTTTGAAGAAATGGACAAGGCGCTTGACGATCTCAAAAAGAGAATTACAGAACTTGAACGCCGGGAGGTAATCCCCAAGAGCTTTCCAGATTTCTTCGCCCCCGCACCCACAATTCCCGAACCACTTACCAAATTTTGGAGTTGTGAAAAATGTGGTTGGCAGTTTGAATCTGGTAAAGCATATGGGATGGTATGTAGTACCTTAGATTGCCCCTCAGGATTAGGACCAATAGTATGTTGAAAACTTTGAAAGACAATGACGCCGAAGCCCTGGAACGCCATGCAGGTTTGAATGGTACAGGCGCCCGACTGAATGGTATTGAATGCCCTATGTGTCAAGCCGAGCTGGTTGATGTAAACCCAATGATGGCTCTAATGTCTCACCCACCAAGATATCAAGTGGGTTGCTCCGAATGTAACTGGACAGGAACACGATATTGATTACCTTCAAAACCGTAAAATGGCGAAATTTGTTATCCACTGGCGCAGAGTGGACCGAAATTGATCTGCTAGCCCATAACACCACTCTTATCATTGGCCACAATGGCGCAGGTAAATCGACGGTCCTTGATGCGCTTACGTTTGCCCTATTCAATAAGCCCTTCCGCAAAATCAAAAAGCCACAAATGCTAAACACAATCAACCTCAAGAACATGATGGTTGAGGTGACGTTCTCTGTCGGCAGCATTTTTTATATGGTACGCCGTGGCATGAAACCCGCTGTGTTTGAGATTTGGAAAAACGGCAAGATGCTTGACCAGGACGCCAAGATTGGCGACTACCAATATGTCCTTGAAAAGACCATTCTGAAATTGAACTACAAATCATTCACCCAAATCGTGGTGCTTGGCAATTCGTCGTTCGTTCCTTTCATGCAATTATCAACAGGCGCCCGCCGTGAAGTGATTGAAGATCTACTTGATATTCAGATTTTCTCATTGATGAACGGCCTATTGAAAGAGCGCATTTCAAGCAACAAGCAAGACCGCTTATCGACCGAGAACGCTATTGACTTGACCGAAGAAAAAATAGATGTTCAAGAGGGCTATATTGAAACTCTAAAAAGCAACAACGCCGATAACATTACCAATATTGAAACGGAAATCAAAGGTACGCTGGTGGCTATTAATGCCCACCAAGTTTCTATTGGTGAACTGACAACAAAAGCCAGCCAACTTATGGCGTCTATCACTGATGAACAGCCGAATAAAAAATCTATCACAGAACTTGGCAAGATTGAAGATCAGATAACGCAGAGGCTGCGGCGGCACAAGAAAGCCATTTCTTTCTTTGAAGACAACGACACTTGCCCAACTTGCGAACAGGGAATAGAGGAAGATTTCAAGACGGCTCATGTTGATGCAAGGGAAAAGAAAGTGGTGGAAATCGCCGCGGGCTTGACCCAGTTAGAAGCCAAACTTGAGTCTATGGAAGCAAGACGCGAAGAAATTCATGCCGTCAATCAAGAGGTCGCACAGTATAACACAACTATTATGGTAGAAAATAACAATGTTACCAGTTTGAATACTTACGTCAAAAAACTGAATAAAGACATTGATGCCTTGCGTGAAGTAAAAGATGATTGGCATGAAGAAGAAAAGAAACTAAACAAGCACCAGAAAGACTTGGTTGTAAATGAAAGCCGACGGACAGAGTTGATAATGGAAAAATCCATTTTCGATCTTGCGTCGACTCTGTTGAAGGATGGTGGTGTGAAGACGCGAATCATTCGCCAGTA